CAACAGGATCTTGCCGGCATCATACGCCCCGGAAGCACGACCGCCGGGCTCCATGGTTCCGGATCCGCCAAATTCGACCTCAAGAGTTTCGGCGTCGATCTGCCTCACGGTCTTTATAGTCAGAAGCTTGCCCTTGCTTATCTGCACCCACACGTTGCCGTCTACCCCATGCCCAACTTCCAGAGTCGGAAAGGCCTGCCGGATAGCGTCGAGGGTTACGGGCATAGCGGGCTGGGGGTCTTTTTGAAACAATGGTGCTGCGCCTTTAATAACCCGTTGCCTGTCTGCTTCATCACCTTTTTTATAAAACCGAACCGTTAAACCGCGCTTCTTTAATGCGTCAACAACTTCTTTCTCTGTCCCTTTTGGAACAACAGCGGCAGCAAATTCATTTATATCAACCGCTCTTTGTATCTTTGTCTCAAAGTATTCTGTGGGTAGGCTGGTAAGATATTTAATATAATCGTCTATCTTTCCCCGCATTTCGTCATTAAGATTAAATGCTTCGTCGAGTCCACGCCTACCCTCTGCTATCGCTGAAGAGGCATCATCCATATACCCAAAACGGTCAGCATCAAATTTATAATATGGCTTCAATTCCGTTAAAAGGTCTGATAATTTGTCTTGCGACTCATCCTTAATTTTGTCCATTTCAGCTTTGCCAACAAGTCGCCCCTTTTCTTTCTTAATTGCAGCAACACTATTCAGCTTCTTGGCCAATTTAGCCCTGATACTGCCAGCGCCGTAGTTAAAACCCTCTCCGCCTTGGAGTTCTTTGGTCATTTTTTTGACGATATTGTCAAGGGTATATGATACGTATTTTCTGTTTCCTGTATTTGTAAACCCATTGAATATTTTTTGATCAACAACTAATTTTTTAAATGTTTCGCGGGCGAATTTTTCAAACTCGGCTTCGATCTTTCTGGTTCTAATTTTCTTCTTTAACGCACCATAAATATAGTCTGTTCTTTTTGGCTCAATTCCTTTGTCCCGCAACCACGCATGTTGAAACGCCCGGTTGCGAACTAAACTATCAGGCCCGGACAGGTTATCAAAATCAGGCACGTTCAACCCTAAGTCGTTTTCCATCCACTTAGTTAATTCAGCAACAACTTTTTTATCAATCTCATTTGTCGGGGATGGATATCGCGGACTGTAAATATCAGCATCAAACGTTTTGGCGCGGCTTGAACTCAATATTTCTTTATCGGCCAATAGAGAAATATCGCCAAATCCAGAAAATACACCTTTTTCTATATCAGCAACCGCTAACGACGGCACAGCTAAACCGCCTAAATCTAATGCATGAAGTAATTTGTCGGCGGAAGTATTATGGGCAACGTAAAGCGTTTTGCCATCTTTTATCATCTGAAACCGTATATCGTCCTTGCTCTCTTGAAACCGCTCGGACAGAGGGATTACGTTGCCTTGGTCGTCGTATGTTACGGGGTCGGCTGACTTGATTTGAGAGGGGTTAAAGACGACAACAGTATTAGCGGTTGGCGTTTTTTGGCCAACTCCGTCCTTGATGTTTTCCAAGACGACCCCGTCAAAACCCAAGTCTTTCGCTCTTTCTATGGAGTCCCACACCTCCTGCTGACTGTCCTGCCATGTATCCCCATCGAACTCAACCGAGTCAAGCTTTCCGGACAGATAAACGGAATATGTTTTTCTTTCCCGGCCTTTTTCATAACCGTCAGCAACTTTTTTTGATGTTGAAAAATAATAAGATTCCGAATCACGATCAGTCTTAAACCTTCGAATGTCTATCTTCCATGTCCCATGATATACTGGTCCCGTATCATACCCAGCCTGTCTCGCCGCCTCGTCCACCATCTTCTGCACGGCTGACCAATCACCGGACTTCTCCGCTTCCGTCACGGCTGAAAGATATGCTTTGTCGGAAGTGCTGGTCGGGGTTCGCTGAAACTTAATGTCTTTTTTGACCTTCTTGTCGGCAACTTCTGGCTGCGCCTGAACCTGCTTCGCCCCTACCGCAATCAAGCGCCGGATATCGTTGTCGGCTATTTGCAGGGTAAAGCCCATCTTCCGCAAGGCCCGCCGGATCATCCCGACCAGCTTGGTTACAAAGGAATCGTCAACCCCGGACTCGGCCAGGTGGGCAACATATTCCTGGGCGGCTTCCCGTTTGCCTTCGCGGGTGTCTATGTCCAGGCCATAAACCTCGACGATCTTTTTAAAGGCGGCTGTGCCCTGCCTCGATTTATATACATTGTAATAGAACCGCATGGCTTGTGCTTCTGACAGAACAGCCTCAACGCCATGGTGCCCAAACACCTCATGAAGAAACGCTTCCTGTGCAGCGGCCTTATCGACAATGTTGTCAGCGACAAACCAAACCCTGCCCTCGCTAATCACGGCCTGAATGAGGCCCCGGGCGTCCTTCTTCGCAACATCAATCGCGCCCGGAAGTTCGCTTTCGGATTGGACAAAGCTTGTTTTAATCGCGACGTTCAGCTTCGATGCAAGGGGGGAGACAAAGGACTCAACGTCGGCCGACTTCATGCCGGGGCCGGTGGCCGTGGTGCGCTTGAATGATGCCGTTTTGGCAACGCCTGCCTTCTTCTCGGCTTTCTTTATCCCGACCACTTCAACGGTATCAAAAATATCGAGGGTCTTTGTAATGCCGTCCTCAACCGTGGCGTCTCCTTCTGAATTTATAGAAATTACAGTATATTCGTCCTGCTCGCTTCTTCCCGGTATCGTACCATAAAAGACATCCCCGACCTTTAAATCCCTGACCGGCATTTTCTGTCCGGCTTTAATGTCGTACCCTTCGGCCTCAAGGTCAGCCATGTCTTGCATCGCTGTAAAATCAGGATGCTTCGCCAAAATTTCGGATTCAGCAATACCTTTTAAATAAGCAAATTGTTTTTCCTGTCGCGGGGTCATTTCCTTCTTGTTCAAAAACTTATCAACAAGAGTAACAATTTCCGTCCGTTTAATAATGGCAAAATCTTTTCCTATCTCTTTTTTCGCCTGCCTTTTTTCAAACGGTGGCAAATGGCCGAGTTTACCCAAGGCCGTTTTTTTGTCCTTTCCGATCTTGTCATTTAGTGCCCTATACCACGCTGACGACGATGCCCCAAAAGCGATTGTCTTCCCGTCCTTGTCGGTGGCGGTTCCCCTCGTCTCCGTGGACAAAGCATCGGTTTTTATGAACTGAAGGGCTGCTGATAAAAAAGGTTCCGGCGCAACCGGTTCTGTGACGACTTCGACCTTCCCCGGCTTATCCATCAGCTCTTGGCCCTCGGGGATAAGGTCGGGGTAGTCTTTCAGGACTTCGGACGGCACAAAATCACCACGCTTTACAGCTAACCTGACTGATTCCTGATGCATTCCTGGTAACTTTATATGACCATCGACATACTCATCCCGCGTCATCTGCCACGGTTCTTTGCCAGTGGCCGCAACTTCTTTGACGGGTGCTTTTTTCTTCGATGCCTGCTTGGACGCAGGAATGACGGGTTCTTTAAGCGCCTGCTTAATTTTGTTCTGTAACAATGATGGGTTGTCGGGGGTGTCTTGAACGAGGTCGCCAGCGGCAGCGCGCTGGTCGTCGGTCAGGGAATCAATATAGGTGTAATAATCTTCGGTGGCCTTACGCTTCTTGTGCTGCTTTTTATCCGTAAGGATGTCGAGGTAGGCTTGACGCTGGTTTACTTCTTGGTCGGCTTCCCGTCCTTCACCAGAAACCCGTCCTTCTCTGTCCAATGGGCTTCCAGCTTCCCCTTCCGCCTCACTTTGAACGAGCGCATCCCGTACTTTGAGGGTTGCGGGCTTGCCGCTTCTGCCTTCGCCTCTGAGGTCTTTGCCATGTTTTATTCCTTTCAGCTTGGCGTCTGCATCTGCAAGACTTTCTCCGCGTCCGGATGAAAGCGGTATGCCTTGTAGTTCATAAAACGTTCCATCATCTGCTTCAATTTCAATGACGAAACTGCTGGCTTTATTTTCTAATATGTTGAGGATTTTGTCAAGTTCTTTTTTGGTTACTTTCCCCTTGTCACCGAATATCTGGTATTCATCACCACCAGCACGCCCAAGATGTGCCTGTGTGACACCAGATTCTTCTCGCGCATCAGCCAGCATTTGGCCAACTTCAGTAAGAAGAAGGTCTCCCAGCGGGTGACCGCCAGGGTGTTCTTTGCTATCGGGCATGACGGCCTTTTTGGTTTTATCGTTATACCATTTGAACTTATCCAGATCCAAAAATATAAACGGTCTTTCTTCCGTCGGGTCAGGAACAAGTCGCGTCACACCTTTTTTGTTTAATAGCGCTGGAACAAAATCGTCCTTTTCTGTTTCTGTCTGCAAATCTTGCCGATATAATTCAATAATATGCGCCTGCTGTTCTTTCGGCAATGAGGCGATCGCGTCTCTTAATTCAGGGCTTGCCCCCCGCTTTTCAACAAAGGCGCCCGCATCATCAAGGAACGGCAATACCTTCTTTTTTCCATCCATGGCCCATGTCTTAAAATCGTCCATGGTGGTTTCGGTAATGTTTTTTAAGCCGTCCCACCCGGCTTGATAATTCGATAAATACGCCTGCCTGGCATCTTCTTCATTATCAAACCCGAAGAGTATTTTATGCTCGTCAAATTTGTCGGTTTTCGGATCAAACTGGTCGACCACGAACACCTTGGGGCTGGTCGCCGTTTCGGGTTTTATGAATACGTCCAGGTGGTCCTTGTCCTTGCCTTCCGTCTGACGAATGTATCCGTAATGATGATTAAGATCGGTCTCCCACTTCTGCCCCCCGGGGTCTATCCCGGATCTGGTAGAACCGGCCGGATTTTCTACGGAGATATCCATGCCATCATATTGAATGTGGCCTTTTTTATAATTGCCAGCTTCTTTTTGAAGCTCGGTCGGATCCGGAAGGGCGTTTGCTGGTGAAGTTGCCGCCGCATTTGCCTCTTTATCAACAGCTGAGACAATCCCGGTCTCTAATTCTGCCTGTGTCTGGACATCAGGGGCAGCCGAAGGGGCAACTACCGCAGGGGCGGCCGGTGTTTGTGTGATGCCCAGCAAGCCCTTAAATTTGGCTATTTTGGCATTTACGTTTTTAAGGCTGTTTTCCGCTATCTCGACCTCACCGGGAACATTTTTCGCAATAGTGGCTTCCAGCCGTTTCTTTTTGGCTTGTTTTGATGCCAGCAGTTTCGTATAGTGATCGGTCTTTGCCTGGTCCTGAAACGTTTTTGTGATAGAGGCTTTTTTTGCGCGGCGTACTTCGCGTTGAGCAGCCGCGGCCTCGGCCGCGAGCTTGAACCTACCCCCGCGCTTGCCGGCTTCTATGGCGTCCTCTTCCGCCAGCTGTGCATCGACCTGTACCGATTCGGCCGCTTCTTCCCGGCCGAGATCCTTTTCAAGCTCTGTCTCCGGGCTTAACCCGAACGTCATGGCCGATTCTTTTACAGTAGAGGGCAGCCTTTCCGGGCGAAGCACTGCGGCTTCTTCAACTTCTATATCGGCCTTGGCTTTGACGCTGGCCAGCGTCGCGGCAATCCCCAAGTCTGAATCAATCTCTGATATGCGGTTTAATTCTTGGGCGGTCAGGGTGCCGTTTTCAGCGGCCGCTTGCAACGATTCGAGGGAGCGGGGATCGCCGCCTTTAACACCCCTTAATATATTATCAAAGGTGTCGTCACCATCCGGGCGCAGGTCAAGTTCTTCCTGAACGGTGACCAATGCGTTTTTAATTCCTTCGTCCTGTTCCTGGGCTTCAAGTAATCGCTTAATCCCTTTAAGGTCTTCTGTAGTGGCTTTCGCCGTAACACCCTTTAAATCATATTCAACTTCTTCCTCTGTTTTTCCGGTCGCTTTTCTATAAGCAGCGCCGGCTACGGTCATAGATGAGGAAAGCAACAACACCGGCCCCAAGACTTCTTTGCCCGACTTCATCCAATCGTGCCATTTTCCCCAATTACGCGGGGCTTCGTCCGTCATGCCTGCTTCAGATTCAACCCGTTGCTGCCCCATCTGCGTAACTGTTTCCGTAGCTTCTTCAGTAGCGACCATCCCTACAAAACGGATTGCCTCTTTCATCAGCTTGCCAGAAACACCCTTTGGCAGTAACCGTTCAAGTTTTCTTAACGGGGAAGCCATGAGGCCTAATTCTAATACGGCGCCGACCCCTTCCGGACCCGCCTCCCATAAACCATGTTCATTAGCCAGGGCGTCAAATCCTTCTTTTAGTTTTTCCTCGGCGGCTGGTGTTAATGCCAGCCCTGTTTTGGCGATGCTCTCCTGATTTTTTTGGTTTAGCCAGGAACCGAGGGCTTGATAACTGTCCATCCTTTTCGCCAGTACGGCAGACGCAGCCATGCCGCCAGTTACCGTCCCGGTAAAAGCTCCCACGGCAGTACCAGGAGGGCCAGCGGTTGCAGTACCAGCCGCGGCACCGGCCAGGCCCAAGACCCTCCCACCAAGTACAGCCCCGGCCAGATTTACACCTGAAAAAGCCCAATTCGGCCCCAACTCGGCAACATCCTTTTTGGAAATAACACCAGGCGCGAATACAAGATCCCCGGATTTTTCATATTCCGCGGCAAGCTCCGCGTTTCTTTTTTCAACCCAGGAAACAAATTTATCACCAATATCCTGGTTTACTACAGACGCCCCACCCTGTCCCTGAAACGCCCCAATACCTCTTGCTACCAAGTTTTCCGGCAGCCTGGTAATTGTTCTGGCAAAGGCGCCCAGCGCACTCTTGTCCGTGTATGATTTTATTCGCGCCTTGCCCATTTCTTCAAGGGCGTTAATCTTGATCGGCTTGCCCTTCCAGTTGCTTGTCCCGGCTTTGGAGTCTTCCTGAAGCTGGGCGAAGCCTTCCCGTATGGTGTCGGCGTCCCGGTCGGGATTGCTCGCGATAAACTTTTCAATGACATCGGCCTGGGGGTCCGGCCTGAACGTGCTTGTTCCAGAATATAACCCAGACGGCTGATTCTGAAGGCGCCTTTTGGCCATGGTCTCTTCCGGGATCCCGGAAAAGGTTTCCTCGCCTAAATAGTCAAGCAATTCCAGATCGGTACGCTTGAATTCAGATCGGCTGTTGATATCATCAAGATAAGCAAGGAAGTCTGTTTTAGCCATTATCCCCTCGTTGTTTTATCCTCTTAACCCGGCCACCATCGTCTGTCGCGTTTTCTTTTTGTCCTCTGAAGGCCGCCCCGCCCTTGGGCCTGTCAAGCGTTTAAGCCTCAACAAAAGTTTTTTCATAACCGGGCTTACCAGGCTCTCCCCAGCGGCTTTTCTCTGCTCAAATTCGGCTTCAACTTCCTTTCTCTCTGCATCAAGCCGTGTCTTATGCTCTAATGCACGGGCCTCGGGGCTTCGGGGATCCGCGATAGCGGCCTGGGCTGCATTTGCCATAACACCAGCGGCGGCGGCAGACCCGCTGATTGCAACATCTCCGGGCGTTTCATCCGGTTGTGGAGCCATCTTCCGCAACGGGTTGTTTACGCCGGTCTGCTGGTCGTAGTCAAGGCCCTCGTCAATAAAAGACCTTACCGGTTGCGGTGCTGTCGTGGGTGCTGCTGTGCCTGCCGGCTGTTGAGGGCCAACATCCCTACCGGCCCACTCTTGCCTGCTTGCTTTTACTTCGCGGTTAAAAACACTCGGGCCTTGACCGACAATATTCTCCTGCGTCATGGCAGGGTTGGAACCAGGGCTATCAGAATACCCCCGGCTGCCATCAGGCATCCTGAACGTCTGAAGGCGATCCATAAACTTGTCCCTGTTCGCAACATCAATGTCCCTCTGTGGCGTCGGCTGTCCCTCCGGCAGGATCGAGTCACGAAGGGCGCCCCATTCCGGAGTCATTTCGCCGGACGGGTCTTGTTCCCGCAGCTTTGAGTACAGACCAAACACCTTGTCGACGCTCGGATCCCGCGAAATCCCAGCCGCTCCACCTGCTGTCGGCTTCCGGATCCCGGCCGTAGTTTTTTTCGTTTGCGCGGGCTGCTGGCCATGCTTTGTGGCGAAAAGAGTAGGACTCATGCGGCCGGCATCAACGGCGTAGGCGTCGTTTGTCCTGGCTGCCTCTTTATAATATCTCGAAGCCTTGTCGAGCCCGGCCTGTATTTCGCCCTTTTTCTGTATCCGCAGGCCTTCCCTGTGCGTTTCTCGCTCCATCTGCAACCGGGTGCTTTTTTCGTTCTGATCAAATTTGCGCTTTTTCCGGCGTCGTTCCTTGGCGTCCCTTGTTTCGCTTTCGAGAGTAGACATTAAAGCGTTTGATTTAAAAGACATAATTACACCTCTTGATAAAAGTCTATTGGAATAATAACATATTCGTCACTTCCAAAGGTTTGGCCGTCGTCGTCTGCTGTAAAGCGCGTCTGGCCGGTCCAACAAAAAGACTCGTTTACCTCGGCGTCCGTGACCGACTCAACCTTTAACACGCCCACGCGATCGCCAACAGCATACACCAGGAAGTCGCTCGAGTCGATAATTATTTCACGCCCCTGGACCTTAACCGTGTACTGATTCCCGGTGCCGCCGTCTGTTCTGTCGGCCTCAAGGGTTACGTCTGTGACGATGCCCCCGGTCAAATTGCGCGTCTCAAACCAGTTCCCGGCATAAACGTATGGCGATGTCTCTTGGAACCACCAGACGTGAGGGGGAAGGGCAAGCGGCTTGCAGAGGATCCCGACAAACTCCCCCGGGACCGGAGCCGTTTCGTCGGCATGAATCCAGTACCGCATCCAGGCGTTTGGCTTATTCGGAACCGAGGCATAGACGGCTTCGATGTACGGCAACGCCTCAATCTCTATCCCGCGCTGGTTGCTCTCGCTTACGAGATAGCCGTTATCAATCAGGTGGCGCCCCAGCGCGATGCTTTTTCCGGTGTTGGCGTCCGCTGGCGGAAAGAAAAACTCGCTGATACTTTCCCTTATTGGTGCCAGCCCACCAGTAAGGTCGAAATCATCGGCCTCAATATCGCTTTGGTAAAGAATAGAAATAACTTCCATGACGCCCAACTGCCCAACGGGAAAAGCGAAATACCCCACGACGCCGTTCCGATCAAAGCCCCTGTCCGGAGAGGGGCCGCCGGACGTATAGGCCTCAACGTCCCCGGTATGCCAACTCTCAAACGGCATAAGGTGTATAAAATATTCGGAGTTATTTTTCCAAGCATACCCTATTTCGTTTGTCACCCCGTAGAGACCGCCGATCCTGTTAGATACCAAGTGTGAGATATCGCGAAGGAATGTCATCGGCCTTATTCCGTCAACGTCGTTCTCGAGGAAGTCAAGAGGGCCGTCCAGATAATCCTGTGATATGGAATCCAGGGCCGCGTCTTCGATGGAAAGCATATTGACCTGATGCCGTAAGTACCACAAATCATAAGCGATTGGCGCGGAGATTGATCTTATATATTCGCCCCGTTGGGCCGGATTAACATAATCACCCGGTTCGAGCATAACGGGTCGGTCGGGTGAACGCGCCGCCAGTTCTCCAAGAAGGGATCCAGTTCCGGATATCCCCTTCTTGATGTCGATCATAAGTTTTGTTAATTCGGTCAGTTCGGTCATGTGTCCAGCCCGATGCTGTGCCGCAACGTCGTTAATATCTGTGCGCTCAAAACCCTGTCCATGGCGTCAAGATCGGCATTTCTTCCTGTTCTGGCGGCTGCTGTCGCGGCGATGACGCCAAGAGCGTCAGAAGCCTCCAGCTTGTCTTCCCACACTTCGCCATCCAGGGTTCTCTGAAGATCATTTTCTGCTGCGGTCACCCTCTCATTAAATGCTGCCTCTCGAATCAAAAGAGAATATTCTGCGTCCGCCATTCGTTCTTCATGCCTGGAACTCGCTACCTGAAGTTCCGCCGCATGGACCGCCGCTGCATCCCCCAACTGCGCGTTGGCCAGATTGGTCTCGGCCAACACTTCGCGCTCACGCGCTCGAATGATCCGGGCCTTTACATCATGCAGGGCCAAGGACGATAGCGCTCCATCGTACCGCGCGGTGGCGGCGGCGGCCTCCGCAGTTAAAATGTCTGTTTGTGCAATCTTTTCCTCAAAACGGGCAGCCTCTATTCGCATCCCGGACGCCTGCCGATCCACGGTTAGAAAATCAGTGGCCACCTCCCGGGTACGCAATTCCGTTCGAGAGATTTCCACCCCTACGCCAGCGAGCTGATTGTCCTTTTCGGCGCTCGTTATCTCGGCCACGGACTTTTCAATATTCGCGTTGGCCAGGTCCACTGTTATAAAAGCTGTTTGGGCAATATCTTTATCAATTCTGGCGGTTTGTATTTGTGTTTGCGCGGCCTCTCTCTGGTACGCCAGGGCTTTCATTCCGCCGCCGATGACCTGCAACTGCAACTTGGACACAGTCAGCCCGGTGTCGAGGATCCGTTGCTCTCCCCTGGCTTCGTCAAGTTGAAGCTGTAAAACCCGGAGGCCGTCCCGCAAAAGCTCTATTTCTCTCTGTTTTAGAACGACGTCCTTCTGAACAAGAGCGGCCTCGCTGGTTACTATCTCCGCACCTTTCCGGATAACCTGGGAGTCCTTAATCGTGTTCGCGACTTCCGCGCGCCCGACCTGTAACTGTTTCTCTGATATCTCGCTCTCGGCGAAATCGAGCCGCATCCCCTGGTCGATGATAGCCGCGTCCAGCGTCTCGATCCTGGCGGCGGTCTCGGTGGCCCGGGCGTCGTATAGCGCCTGAACGGTCGTCACAGCGGCCTGGTCAGAAGCCAGGGCAGCTATCTTCGCGTCCCATTCCTCGTCTTCGGCGTCAATCCTCTGCCGCTGGGTGAACAGCTTGTCGCCCAATATAAGCCGATCAATATTCACAACATACCGTTTTGTCACCATATCAAGAAGGAAAAGCTGTTCTTTTTCGTCCAACTCGGACATGCGCTGATTATACCGGTCAACGATGAGGGCCAAGTTGTACGCATCGACATCTTGCAAATATCCCAGATTGTTGAGATACGACCCGGAAAACAAGCCGAATATTTCTGTCCGTTCCGCCACCTGGCCAGCCGAAAATCTAAACCCATAAACAAAAGGGGTCCAGATTTTCCGCTCCCTGATCTTGGCCTCATCATAAACGCCCATATTGTCCCCCTATTGACTTAACAGATGAATAAGCTTCGCCGCGATCTCTCTGTTCACCTTTAGAGCGGCCTCTTTCTGCTTGAATGTTTTGTATATAATAGACCTATCAAAAACGCCTATTCGCGCCGCCGTGTCTGTCGAAAGCTGCCTTTCAACACTGATACTCCGGCCTGCTTCTGTCTTGTCCGATAGCAGGGTTTGGGCGATGGTAAACGTAGTCTCGCCTTGTTGTAAAATAGTCGCCCTGTTTGCACTCAAGAGTCCGGCCAATGCGATAATGTCATTAACCGCAGCCTCCGCCGAATCGACCTTGTTGGCGCTCACCAGTTCACTAATCGCCAGCCTGGCCGCGGAGAGAAGAACGCGCTGTTCGCTCAAAGATTCCTCTGCGTCAGCTACAAGCACTTCTTTAGCCACTCTGTCGTCGGCCAGCCCGGCAATCGCGGCCAGGGTGGTGGCGATCGCTATCCGCGCGGCAGTTTGCTGGGCCAGGGATCCGCCGTCTATGTATTCGTTCACCGTGGCCACCAGCGCCCCGAGAGCCGGGCCGAGTACAGACTCTTTGTGGCCCCTCAACGTCTCGAGAGCAGCGACAAGCTGCTCCATGGCGGCGGTAAGGCCTCGCTTTGCGGCCAGGATGTTTTGTTGCTTGAGGACTGTCTCCTGTTTAATGGTGACGATTTCCTCTTTTACGTCAACGATGTCTTCATACAATTCTAACTGAATCGCCAGCTCATCAATAAAATCTTCCATCTTTGACAGCAGCGTGAGGGTAGCCGGGTAAACCTCGGCGGTCCAGACAGCCATGGCCGCCTCTTCGGCGTCGATGGCGTCCTCTTCCGCACTTATCCGAACGGTCTCCGCCGTTACCTGGCGCTGTCCGACTTCCAGCACCGCCTCTTCTCCCGCGATAACCTCTTCTTTCTTCTGGACAACTTCCAAATCCTTGACCGTAATTTTCGTGTCCTTGGCCGCCATCAACTCAATAATCGCTGCAATTACAAGCTCTTTATTCGCGATAACGATATCCTTATCAAGCCCTGCCCATTGCAGGGTTATTAACTGCTTGATATACGGCAACAATTCAAGCTTTTTAGTCGCCACAAGGTTCTTGGCCCGCGCCAGGGCTACCTCTTTGGGCGCGGTCGCCCCCCCCAGCTCGGCGATAAGAAGCCGATACCCCTCCATCTCAAGAGCGATGGCCTCCTTCGCCTCAAGATAAACGACGGCGCGCCGGGATACTTCGATAGCCAACCGCTTTACAACCTCCTCTGACAGCCCATCCGCGCGTTTCATTCCAACAAGTTCTTCGTCCCAGGCCCGGATAAGGGCTTGCTTGTCCATCTCCCAGGCGACGGCGGCGTTCTTAAAGGACAGGTCGAAATCCTGGTCCGATTGTTTCAGCTCCCGCTGGACAGCGTCGCCCAAAATAGCGAAATTCAACTCTGACAGCTCGAATTTTGTTTTGCCTTCGATATCGGTAACGACGTCGTACATATATCCCGGCTCGAAGGAAAGACCGCGCCCAGCGACCGTGCTGTGAACGGCGCGGATTTTGCTAATATACTTCGCCAGAATGTCGCTTTTCCCTCTAACAAATTTATTATGATCGCTCATTATCTCCCTTTCGCAAGCACGACCGGGACCAGCTGCACGGTCTCGAGTTCGTCAAAATCAACCACGGACATTTGCCAGACCTTGCCCGACACGTCCCGAGAACCCGGGGCGACCCCCTTGCTGTCAATGGCATAGGCCCGGCGCGTTCCGCCGTCAACCTCTTCCATAACCATAATTGGGGCATCGCCGGATATGCCAAGGTATGCTTTCCTGATACGCTTTTTTGCCCTGGTCCCGAGGTCGGTATTTTGAAGAAGCACACCAGTTCCTATCTCGCTGCCGGCGTCGTCGTCGCCCGTCAGCTCAAAAATACCTGTTGCGGGCCTTGCTGCAAACGCCCGATTTTTATAAGAACAATATGAATCAAAATCGAACCCGGAATAAACCGAGGGGAGAAAAGTCGGGGTGTTGAGAACAAAACACTCGTATATTTCATTATCTATCTCAACGATTACCGATAAATGGACGGCTTCCTCGATCGTTAAATACAAAACCCCCGTACTGGACGCGGTATCGATCACGGCCGCGGTGTCAGCAAGAGACAGGTACAACTCGAGGGCGGCAGATGCGGCTTCCGCTATGCCAGCTGAATCGGAAATGGCGGCATATAAAGACGCGATCCCGCTGGCCGCGTCCGTCGCGCCCAGCGTGTCGGCTATGGATAAACCGTAACCGGCGGAAGCCGTGTCTATAAGCTGCAACTGGTCCGCTGCGGAAAGCCCGAACGTGCCGAGGCTTGATAAAGCATCTGTTATTCCAAGGGAATCAGCCAGGGCGACAATTAAGGAAAGAGTGACCGCATCGGTCGCGCCCAAGGTTTCCAGCGCGGTCAACATCCATTGAGCGACCGCGGCGTCCGTCGCCTCCAGGCTATCCGCAAGCTCCTTATTAAAGACCGCCTGTGGAGAGAGCGTTTCCCTTACAAGAATATAATCGGCGACAATCAAGATCAGGGCCGGGGTCGCGGCCTCGGTCACGCCCAGCGTGTCGATGATCGAGCAAATATAAATTCTTATCAATGTTGCGGCGTCTTTGGCGCCCAGCGTGTCAGAGATCGATCCCATTCCGGTCCAGAAAGAGGATAGCGCGTCCCTTGCGACAATGGTATCGTAGATGGCGATTACAAGAGCGGGCGTGACCGCGTCGGTTGCACCCAAAGTCTCGGCAATAGATATCATCCATTGAGCAGAGGCCTTTTCTGTGGCGTGGAGCGTTTCAGCTAATGATTTAATATACCATTTCCCTACTGCTACTTGTGTTCCTGAAATGCCAAGAGTATCAGCCAATACCAAATCAAGACTTTGCGAAGCAGTTTCAGTAATGCCAAGAGTATCATCAGCTTCAGCTAAAATAGCTGGAGTTGCCTCTTCAGTAATACCAAGAGATTCAGACACTGCAAGGAAAAAATAATCAACCACTTCTTCCTCGAGATCCGCCCCGTCGTCAACTTCCGAATAATACACATTTGGAGTATAAGACAAGTGAAGTTCTGGCTTCTCATCTCCTACACCACCACCACCATCCCAATCATAGGCAGAGGCATTTCTAAAAGCATTTGTATCACTGCTATTATTAAAAAAACCAACAATTATAGCATCCCCGCTGGCCCAAAACGGACCCATTACAACCTCTTGGAAAATGGCAATTAAAGATGGAGTATCATATTGGGTGCCATCAACAAAGGCAACAACAGTGTTCCATGCAACTGAAGTAGAAAACCAACTCAATGCTGTCCAGGTTGAATAATTTGTCGGAGCAATAGGGTCACTGGCCTCAACACATTTTATTAAAACATTAACATCATCTACTGCTGTATTCCCATAAGCTGTAAGTGTTATTTTGGCTGCAGTAATCTCAACACCAGGTGGAATAACGACATTATCAAACCGGAAAAAAGCATTTTGATCAAGTCCATTAAAAACACCAAAGCTGACACTGTTCCATTCAATATATGGTGTTTCCCCACTAAAAGAACCGTCTTCTCCTATACCTGTTGGATATACTGAAATATCAGTCATTATTTATACCTTTTATAATATCAAAGACAAGCCGGTCTTTTTTTAAAATTAACTATACGAAAAAGGTGGATCTCTCCAACCGAAATCCTGCACCCAATATGCAGCGCCTTCATCATCATATGCAACTCCAAGACCAATATCTACAAACACCGCGCTTAAAATATTTTCTTTATGCCCTTCTGTTGAAGCCATCCAGACTTCCATAACTGCGGCAGCTGTAGGATATCCTCCAGCAACATTTTCTCCAAGACTATAACTACTGGATCCAGTTGGATATTTAGCCACCCAAATTCGTGTTGAATAATTCAAACCACCCGCGCCTATATGTGATACGGTTTTGTTTTCAGCCATCCAATCAGCGTGTCCTTGAGCCGCACTGGTAAGAGCTGTATTTATTGTCAATGATGACAAACCTACATCCAATCTTTCAGCATTTACTAATGCCGCCAGCCTTGTCAACGCATTACTTATTCCGATATAAAATCGCGAAACACGGACGCCAAACCGATCAAACCTGAAATCATCCATTTCCTGTGGTATGCAATAATTATATGTGTCTTGAGTTGCTATGTGAGCCGCTTTAGTAGTTCCAAACAACCCATAAAGACTCTCTTCAGAAAGAAGTTGTTGAAAATTATCTGTATTAAATTTACTCCCGCTTCCTTTTTCCTGATAATAAAGCATACATTTTGTATTGGCTAAAGAAGTATCAGGTGTGCTTTGATCTATAGATTCCCATGCAGAATAAGCATCTTGAAATAAAGAAACTGTATCGCTTACCCACATTTTCAACATATTTCTACCCCAATGCCCATACCATCCAGTAAAATAAGTCCAAATTTGTGGAAAAATAAAAATAGGGGCATTTTCCCATACTATTTCTGGATTATCTCTGGCGTCTTCCGGTTCGGATAACATTGGATGCCTGTATAATGTTATATCATACTGACTACCCTTAACCGTGTACCATCCCAATATTGTACGAGGATTGTCCCAATATTCTTCAGTTAAAACAAGAGGTTCAAATTTAAACACTGGGTTCAACCAACCATTTACATAACCATTATGAGCCCCCCAAGGATTGAACCAATAATCTCCTCCCAAGTTTTTTTCCAGATACCCTAAATCAAACCATTCAGTATCATAAAACCCAACGGCTTTAATTGGATATTCTGGCCAAAAATATTTTCCAGGAGAATGTTGAACATCATATTCGTCATATTTATAAATAAGATTAGCAGAACTTGAAACAGCATTAGCCGCAATAAAAAAATTGCGTAATTCTAAAACATCTAATGATGGAGCTACCAAATCAGATAAGAAAAAGGGCTGGCTTACATCTGAATCGTCGACATCTTTTATTGGGAAAACCGTTCCATCATAAGGATAAATAAAAATATATTGCATTTCCTCTTCATCTGGATCCCATAATTGAAGAAGCGCCGCACCAGGATGACCACAAGTCTGAATCCCATCAGCATGAGCTATCACAAAAAGCCCCGGACTTTCCTCTTCTTCGACAGCGGCAGATCGTTGACTTAAAACAAAAACAGAATCCCCATCAGCAAAGCCAGTTGCTCCACCCACTATTGCCCCATTGTCACGTTCTTCAGCACCAAGATCACAATGGTAATAAATGGGCGTATCAGCATGTGCAACGCCATCAATCGTAACCGTGCAGAGATCCGTATCTGAATCGGGGTCGCCTGTTATGACCCCGTTCAGATATTCCCAACCCTGCAACTGGCCGATGTCCTCGAAGTTTTTGCGCGGCATGATCGCCTCATATTATGAGGAGGTCATTGTAATAACATACAGCACATTCAGAACATCGTCGTCAACACACACCCTGGACGGTGAGAACAGTTTAGCACAAATCAGGGGTGTGTTGGAGTCGATTACGGCGGTCGTCGTAAGGAACGCGCCGTACACGGTGATGGAAGCCGCGATTGTAAAAACCGCCTTGTTCGCCGCGTTGGTAACGATAGACGATTCCGCAGCATCGACAATATACGCCTGCCTGGTGGCCTCGTCGATGTGCGTTGTCGTATCACACGCCCCAAACGCACCGGCGACGTCAATGTCACTATTATCATGAGTCAAAAGCGGAGTGACATTGTTCTTGTAAATGTTCATGAACATATTTGTGCCACATACAGCACCGGCATTAAAAACTTCGTCAAGCATGAAGTTCCTACCTTCAGTCGTGAAGATATTTCTTCCGTGAACATCATGGGCCAGCAGAGCATCATCTCTGTAATGCCAGGTTTCAACGTGACCGTGCAGTTGGAGATTTGACTCCAGCTCATACCTCGCGGCGTAAACGGCGTCTTTAACCCGGTCAAAAACCAGAGTAAATTTCTGTTGCATTGGTTTAAATAGTCTCATCGGTGATTCTCCTTTTTTGGGTTTATGGGTAAAAATTAAGGTTATTGAGTTTTTACGGCGGGACCAGCACCCCGCCCCGGTAAAGCTCGCAAGACACCTCTTCCGAGAGCCCGCCGGTTGTTGCAAGCCCCCGCGCGGCAATATCGGAGACGGGTAAGCTGCCGTTTTTAAAGGCGTTGTCCGTGTCTGTGTCCGTGTCCCCGGCTCCTGATACCTTGGAACTGGTCAGGAACCTGAATATCCCGTTCAGCGGGTGGGACAGGCTGGCGCCTTTTTCCGCGCGGCCCATTTTCAACTTGTCTTTTGTCAGATTGAACAGCCGCCCCGCCGCATTACCGGCGACAATGCCGTCATGGGTTCGCCAGATAGGAACGTCCACAAAAGTCTTTTCAGGCGTTCCCAGCACATCGGCTAAATATGGAACATTATTACAATATGCCAGCGTTCCCTTAATGGATCCCGCCCCGGCCTTGGACTCTGCCATCTGGTCCGGCTCGGTTCCTTTCAGGAATCGCGTCATTTCGTGCATCCCGACAAACATTCCCGTCGAGACATGGGCGAGCAGGTTTGGCGCTGAATCAAAAGTAAACTTTCGTCCCATCAGCCGGAACAACCCCGGCCGGTACGGCTCGCTGTAATACACTTTATTGCCGCGAGTTCCCCAAAGTATTCCAAAAGCATAAGCCAGATTTTCCATCAGAGGCGGGGGACCGCACATAAAAGTCGGCAGGGGGTCCACGGTGGGAATAGTTTTAATAACATCGTTGGCCCCGACCAGGCAAAAGATATGCTCGTTTTCGTCCGTTGCCCACACCAGGGCGTCATTCGGCCGGTTGAGTATTTCAATACCCCCCTCGGCCGCCAGCGTTATGCTCGATATAGGTCCGTTGCCGGAGATCTCCGACCCCGATAATGTAGTAAAAACAACATGGTAAGTACCAGCAGGGAGGCCCCCGGTTGCCGTTATGAGCATTGGCCCTGGAGGAAGTGGGATGCCCCAAGTTGACACGGTTCCGATGGACGGGTCAAACACTCCCTGCCAGTACAGGTTGGAGATATAAACCTTGTCCTCACACAAAACGTAGTCGATATGCCCGGCGGTCGGGGTCGCTGGCCCGTCAATGTCGTCCAGCTCAACCGCTACCCCGCCGCCGATATCGTACAGTTTCCCGGCAGCGGCACAAAGCATACAGCTTTCACAGGACCATAGGCTATGAGAGCCAGGCAGGGCCAGAAAAAGCGTCATACCAGCCCGGATGTCTATCTTTCCGGCCGGGTTCACGTTGGCGTTCAGCACGACCTTGGGGGAAGCCACCTTTTTGCCAGCATAAAAAGACTTGTTGACGTTGTTCATCCCCGAAAATCTTTTGAGGTCGATATCAACCATTACCAATCCTCGTCCCGGTCATATGTGCTGCCGCTGTTGCTGCCGTAAAATTCCGGCTCTTCGTCTCCTTCAGGCATCGACCGGATCATTGTCAGCATGACTTCAAAAAACTTTTTTTCGTGATAGGCGGCGGCGCTGCCCTTGCTGTCTTCCCCGTCCTCGATCAGATCTCCAAAGATCTCTTTAAGGACGTAGTGGCGAAGGATATCTTTTGCCAGGTGCGCCGGCAGGCCTTCGGGCACATCATCGTTGTCGGCCAAGGTCGCGGGAACACGATAATATTGAACCGTCAAATCAACCGTTGCCGTTGGAATACCCTGATAATACAGATTGCTACCTTTGACACAGGCAATGGTAATCATCCCCGGCAGGCTTAAATCCTTCTTTATCGCGGTTTTCATAAAAAGCCCGAAGGAATAATAATCCCCGCCCTCGACATGATGAACACGATAGTCCGAGCTGTCATATACCTGGAAAACCGCCCGCTGATAATCGGCGGGCAGGGCTTTGTAGGGAAGGGTTGTGGAAGTTGTTACCGTGTCAGAGGCGAAGAGGCCGGGAAGCGGGGGCGAAATAGACCCGTCCAGCATCATAACGCCGCCGGCCACAATCTGAAGAGCCTCGTTTATACGGCTGTTTATTGTTGCTGATACGAACGAAGGATCGTCGAGCTTATCGTCAATCGCGTCTCGTATTTCTTCGAGAGTTGCCATGGGGGCACCTCACCGTCATAGAAGGTTTTGTTGTTAGCCCCGGGGTTTCCGGGGCCAACAACATGGGAAAGGCAATAGCGTAAGGAGGTTGTTTACGCCAGTACCGGGTCTTCTACAAGAGTCGCGTACTCATCAAACTCAAGGTAAACAACCGCGGCACCAGCCGCACCGTTCGCCACCAGCTTAATCATTTTGTATAAGTCAGTTGAGGAAGCCGGGTCAAAGATCAGGTCTTTGTTGGTGGTATCCGGAACACCCTCTTCGCGTATGATGCCAGCGGTATCTACCGCCGTAATGGTATTTACGGCGGTGGTGTTGCGAGAAACGATGATGGTATCGTTCGGCTCAACGGCGTTGGTCTGCCAGATGGCGTGAGCCACCTTCACAATACCTCGGGCCGGAGCCGGAACATATGCCGTTCCGTCGCTTGCAAGTTCGATTATCATTCTAATCATGGTCTTAACTCCTTATATAATGGTTATTATTGCCTGTTCTTAAACAATAACGAGGTTAATGGTTAAGGAAGATCGTTCGGGGTGATTATAGCACCATGATCCGCGTTCCATTTTAAAACAACATAGGCAATGCCAGGACCGGTACCAACGCCAGCGTCACCGTGGATAAAGACTTGATCGCCCGTCTGTAAATAAATAGGAAGGACGTTTGTGGTCCAATCCGCAGTAGCGACGTTTAAATTGGCACCGAAACTTCCTATGACTTCTACGCCAATCGGCTCGTCTTCGTCATTATACGCCCCGATAACGCAATCCGTGGAAAGCTCAATATTGGTTGGCCCAGCAAGACCTGTCCCGTCAGTGCAAACAAAAACTTCTGTCAGGAACGCGCCGCCACCAGAGACCGTCGCAATCACACCGGTTTGAACGTTGCTCACGATTGAAGACGACGTTACAGCCGAAGTCGTAATCCATGTGCCTTTAAACTCGCCGGCTTCCATCTCGTCAACATTGGCATCGACAACAGCCAAAGCATCACTAATCGCCTGCAAAGAATCGGTTGAGGCATCGTAATCTACTACCGCAGCGTTGGCGTCCATGATATGTGACAAGATCGTTCCATCAGCAACGTAAAGTGTCAGGTCAGCATCGGCTGCGACAGTAGTGTCGGTTCCAGCGATATGATCCAACTCTACTGCGGCAAGAGCCGTAGCAGCACCACCACCCGCGGTTACTGAAGCAGCAATCGCCTGAAGGGAGTCGGTGGTGTTGTTGTAAGTGTTTAACGTTGCGGCTGCGCCCGAACACATGATCTTCGCCAGAATAGAATCGGTCGCCGCTTGTTCAGCATAAGCCTCGGTCCCGTCAATAGCGAAAAAGTGGTTCAGCCCGTTGTCGATAACCCACAAAGGAATACCGTCAAGGTCAATGGCGACCGAGATGTCATTTCCGGAGGTGAACATGCTGCCAGAGTCCAGAATATTGGCCTCGGTGTCACCATAAAGGGTATTGCCTACAATCTCGCCAGACGCCGTTGTGGTAAACTCAATCGCATGTTCGCCGGATGTCAGGTTCGTAATAGTATTCCTGGCAATCAGGGCGTTGGTGTCGACCTTATTCGACCAAATAGCCGCCACGGCGAATTCGCCGTAAATAACATTATCGGTGATAACCATATCCGCGTTGACGCCGTTGCCGGCCTCAATGAAGTGATTGGTCAAAGACGTTGCGGCGCCAACATAGGTGTTGCCGATACATTTAAATCCGGTCGCCAAAGCAGCCAAGTCGATAACGTCAAGAAATTCGAAGGTGGCCGTCCCGGGTTCCGGGAATTCACAGCCCTCGAGCAAGAAGTCGTCACCAGCCGCCTCAACCGTGAAAGCCGCAACAACGTCAGAGATTCCGGCAATAAGCCGGAGGCCCCTGACCGTCACGCTGGCCGCACCGATTGTAATGGTATCATCAACCGCGTCATAGGTGATCTCGGGCATATCCGCGCCTTCGCCCATACCGATAATGGTAATGCCGGCGACATCAGCGTCAAATCCGTCCGTTACCTCATGGCCCGGGAGCAGATAAACGGTATCGCCCTGGTTGGCGGTACATCTGTCAATCGCCTCGTCTTCTGTTGCGAGACACGTTCGCGGGGCTTTCCCGTTTCGTGCGTCGTCACCGTCTGTGTCGTGGACGTAATAAACGTCGCCGTTGCCGACATTCTGAAGTTGAAAATCAGAAAGCGGCTTTGTTGCGCTGGAAGTGCCGTACATCCGAACAGCCGGACCCAGGCTCCAGGCAGGCGTAATAACCCCGATAAGCAGGGCCGCCAGGATGGTAAAACCAATATATTTCTTCATAACACGTTCTCCTTCTTTACCGTGTTTGGGGGTTATTGATTAGGCCGCCACTGTCAATTTGGTATGACGAACCTGCATCTGCCGATTGGAACACATCAGGTTCAAGATCGCCCGGGTGTTCGCGTTCCATACGTCCGGCTGGCCGAGAACTTCTTTCGATACCCACTTGGGAACGGTGAAGTTTTTGTCTTTGTGGCCGCGCAGGTGCATGAAATTCAGGTTCAGCGAATCCATAACGCCGGGGAGATTGTCGTCGTAATAGGTGTCTGCGACGATGGGAGCGCCTCGGAATTCGATGTTCTCGAACCCGGCCACGTCCTTGATCTCGGCGTTGTAAGTGATCTGCTGCGGGTGCAGGCTGGCCTCGAAGCCGTCCTTGATTAACGTGGTTGTGCAGCAGAAATTCGGCAAAACGCCCTTGAAGCTACCAAAACCCGGCTGACGCCAGATTTTCTGCATGGTCACGAAGTTAATATCTTCCGTGTCTGTTACAACGTTGGCCTTCCATTGCGCTACTTCGTCTTCCGCGATGCTACCGTACTCGGTAGCCGTCACAGTGCTGAACAAATCGCCAAGGCCGTTAATGTGTTCTAAGGGGTCCCTGCCGGCTGCCGTATGCAGGACCGCGCCGGATATCAGATCTTCCGACAGCTGGATCCGAGCCGCTATAGCGATATCTTCCAGGTACACTTTGGTCAGAGCGATCGTCTCGGCCTCGCCAGCGTTCTGGATATTGTCCAGCAGGTTCAGTGTGTTCGCGCCCATAACACCAGAATCGAACTTGAACCGGATGTTATCGAGCAGGACTTTCTTGTCTTGCGGGATAATGGTGTTGACACCATAACCGCCGCGATTAGACCCCTGATACTTAAAGGGAATTTTGACCATAAGCCCGCCGTCAACAAATTCGTGAGGCTTGACTTCCCAATTATCCAGGGTAAAAGCGTTATTGGTGAGCTTCCAGAGAAGGGCGGATTGCTTGCTCAAAATATCCACCGGAGTTTTCTGAAGCCAGAAATACTCTGTCGTCGCGTTTAACTGTCCGATTGTTGCCATGTTAAATGCTCCTTTCTATATGGCTCGGCCGGACGCTATCTTTATCCCGCACCTTGAAATGCGGCTGACATGCCTGCGTCCAGTTCCTCGCCAGTGACTTTTGCTGGTTTGGTGACCGCTGGTGTACCACCGTTTTCGGTAGTGACCACGCCCACTTTTTCCTCGCCTGATTTTAATTTCAGGCGCACTCTAAACTCTTCGTTTTGCTCGGCAAGAGCCGCGCTTTGTTTCTGTGCTTCTGCTAACTGGATCTCACGATATGCCAGAACAGGGTCCTGTATGCCAAACGTGTCATTAGCCATGTGCTGGTTAATGGCCTCCTGCATTTCCGGAGCGTCAAAAGCCGGGTTTGCGGCCCTCCAGTTGGTCTCGGAAGTGGCTGCGTTTTGGCTTTTCAGATGCTTTTCAAATTGAGAATTCATGGCTACCTGTGTTTCGGTTTTTGCCCTTTCTCTCTCAATCGTCCGAGCTTGCCGGTTTAAGGCATTGACATCTTTGGTGTAGGTCGGATCGTCCACGTCGAGCTTTTCAATCGCGGTGTCGATTTCCGCCAGCTGCCCCTCGTAATCAGGGGTTGCTGCCGCCTTTTCTGCCGCCTTTGCTTCGGCTTCCGCCTTGGCGCTCGGAGACATTGCCGCGATCGATTGATTGGCCTGCTCAAGCTGGGCCTTGGTGGTGCCCAGCTCGTTGCCCTGCTTGTCGTTAAACGCTTTAAGCTCGCTGATCCCCTTGGCCGCTTCCTCGATGGTTTTGTACGTCGTCCCGGGGATTACAGGCTCGTCCGCTCCACCCGCTGCTGCGGCTTCGGCTGCTATCTCTGCTTCTGTTTTCGCCATCTTTCGTGTTCTCCTTCCGCAAGGCCGGCGCTGATGGTATCCCTTTCGGGCATCTGCTAACGGGTATCCCTGCTTCTTTTTAGTCGTTAAGCCTGAAAGACGGCACGAAAATCGTGGTATCCATCCATCAAGGCTTTTCCCTGATAATTCAGGTTTTTATTATGTTACCCGCGCCCATTTGCGCGGCATAATGTTCTTTTATCCAGCCGCCACGGATCCGCTTGATTCCAGATAATCCAGATAATCCTTGCGGGTTTCCCAGGGCGCCAAATGCTCCGGCTTAATAACGTCCTCGGCTGACAACAGCCAAGGCACGTCGACGGCGCTATCACATTGGATCCCGCCGTGGCCTTTGACAATTACCTGCTTGGCGAAGCCATTACATCCCGGGCACTTAATCATGCGCTTGCGTTGCGACATTTTGCGGACCTTCTCTGTAATGGCTTTGCAATCCAGGCACTCATAGCTATACAGCGGCATTGTTCCCTCCATCTTGTCCCTCTTCCGCCTGGTTGCGGATACTCGGCTCCATGTTCTGCTGCTGGGCCTGTATTTCCTGTAACATCCCCATCAAATCCTGCAGCACGTTGGGCGGCAACCCCGCGTCTTTTAAGACGGACAGTGCTTGACCCATCATCGGCCCGGCCGTCCTGGCAACTTCCTCTTTCCAGTTCGGCAGGTTCAGCTGTTCCAGCATGTAGGGGATGCTGACCTTGCCGGCCTCGGCCAGTTTCATAATCAATTCCTGGTTTTGTAGGGAAGTCCGGGGCGCGGTGGATCCTGATTCAACAACGAAATTAAACCGGCGCCCGGCGTAATTTACCCCGATAAACTCCTTGGGTTGGCCGGCCACGTTAACCATGTCGGCATCCGTGCCCCAATTCTGCCACAATCCAATGGCCCATTTTGAGCGATTCTCGGCCAGGCTTTCGATGCTGGTGGTTTTCGGTTGGAGGGCGACCTGGTTCTTTTCCTGCAGCGCGACAATGGCCTGGGCCGCGATCACGCCCTTGGGGGCGACGCCGCGGTCAGCTTCTTCAATGGCGTAAATGCGGTCGTGCAGCTGGATAATCTTGTCAAGAACTTGAAAGAATGAAGCAGGCAGGTTGGGCACCACTAAATATTCAATCCTGGCGTCGGGTATGGTCGGCATCAGCACCAGGCGGCCGCCCTTGTCGATATCGGCCTTGATCATTTTTTTTGTTATCCCGCAATGCTTTTGAAGAATCAGGGTAGGCGTAAGCGCGTCCTTGGTCCATGACGTGAGTTTCCGCAGGATTATATTGATATAATTGAGCATTACCCTTGTCTGCTCAATCGCGGCAAAGCCCCAAATGCTGTTTGGATCCCGGTAGCTGTTGGCGGTGTAGATCGGGAAACGGCCCCAGGGGTGGGTGTATCTGGCCTGTTTTACGGGAAGCACGGGGTTGATGTTCGGGTTCGCGCTGTCGTCCAGGACTATGACGCCATGACTATCGCCCTTGCTAGCCCGACCGTCTGCCATCGTAACCGTGACTTTCCGGACGCCATCGGGGTAAACCAGCCTTTCTTCTGTGCCCTCGATAAAGCGAGGGATATCGGTGGGGCTTTCCTCCGTCCACTCCGGATTCTGTGTCAGCACTTTCTCGCTGGTCGTGCTTTTGTCCCGGACCCAAACCTCTACGATCAGACCATGCTCTAATTTTCTGTCAGGGGCGTGTTTATTCGCGGCTTCGACCGGAAGCATCGGCGTCGCGTACCTGCCCGTCGTGTCGCCAGCGCCGCCGCCGTGGGTGCGATATTCTTCCCGCTCCCGGCCCAAAAGGTGATATGCTTCCTCGGCGTTTACGCCTGTAACCTTGAACTTGGCCTCGATCGCGTCCTTAAAATCGACGTAGCAGAAAGCGAGATAGGGGCAATCCGTGGACATATCGGCCCACATGCCAGGGGCGGGAAACAGCCCGAACATGTCTACCAGCTCGATATCAACATCATTCAACCTGGTGGCGTCGTGGAATGGTTTTTCTATCGTAATCCCGTAGATTTCCATGATCCGGCCGCTGTTCCGGAGCTTCATCCGATGGTTGGTGTCCTTCCGCCATTTGATTAGCTTGGCTGTCAGGATTTTTTCAGCGTCGTCGGTCTCGCCGTCCAGGTCCACCACTTCGCCGACGGGATCCCGGGCGGTGATGTTCGATACTGTGCGCTCAACATTTGCGAAAAGAAGGTTCGCGGGGTTGGTGGTTTTTTGCCTGCCCCTTAATTTAACGCCGCCGCGACCGCGACCGCGCCAATCAGCGTAATTTTGCAGGGCGATCAGATTTACCTGAAGGCGCTCCTTGTCCTGCCGGGCTATCTCGAAAAGGTCATAAAAGAACTTCCCGACGTCGGGGTCGTCTTTGGGTGGAAGTTTTACGAGGGTCCAATCGTTGCGTACCATGTATCGATTCCTAATAAAAAAAGCCCCATAGAACAGTTGCTATACTGTCCCATGAGGCTTTTAGGCGTTACGGGTTGCTTAATGCGCGTTAAGGGGCATCAGCGAGGGTGTCGGCGTGTGTTAGGACTTCATTCCGGATCCCCCTTTAAAATTTTCTCAAAAATTGACTTGGCAAATCCCAGGATTCTTACTATCGCTTTCAGGATTACCTTTGCATCCTCTGTCATTTCCATTCCTTAAACCACAAACGATATCGGTTGTCAAGAGTTTTTTAAACCAGATACCAATCATCAGCCAGCACGTCGGTTTGGCTGGCCAGCCAGGGAACGCGAGCGCCAGGGGTGTTGACCGCATCATCCGGGTAATTGATATAAATATAGGGCAGCGTCATTTTGCTATTGCCGTCGGGGTTTTGCAGTTCAAGCCACTTGCCACGGCTGGGCCAGCCCGTTCTCGCGACCTTGTGCCCCAGCTTCAACGCCTCAATGGCGAGGCCAAAGGGCAGGTTGTCGCAGGGGCGATATGCTTCTTCAAAAACATCAAACGGGACCCATGACTCATGTCCGTCTGCATCAACAACCTTCATGCCGAGAGTTACGTCGCTGAGATCGTCCTCATCCTGCGGAGCAGGCCCTTCCTCAGCCATAATAACCTTGGTTCCAATGTAACGTTTCACGTGCTACCTCCTTGGTTTAGCAATTATTCTTACTCCCTCGAACTGAAATCCAAGGGCTTCCCACGCCCTTTTCGCATCCTGGACAGGAAAAGCCTTAAAGCCCCCTCGTCAAAGGTCATATTATAATTAACCATCATTCTGTCCGGCTTCCCATCAATCTGAAAAGGATTGTTTAATATTCGCGCCACAATTCCCTGGATCTTCTGAATCCCGCCCAGCTCAATCAAGCCATAGATAGCGGCCAAGACATCTTCGCAGAGCTTGTCCTCTTCCTTCGGTGTGATCCGTAGCTCCCTCCTGATTGAATCTTCCATGAATAAAACCTCCTTAATTTAGTGATATAGGACCCTTGTTTAACTGCACAATCCGGGGGCCTGCGTCTTCTTTTTGCTTCTTGGCAAATTGACTTAAAACCAGCATCGCCTTCCCAAGCGCCATCATGTTTAAGAGGGGATCGCCAATGTGCCCGGTTACGCCAACGTCCCCGTTGTCCAGGATGTCGATCTTAATAAATCCGATGACCTTGGGCTGGGCTGGGGTACCCTGGTTGTTGATGGGCTTTTCACTCATTATTTTGCCTCCTTAAATATGTATGTTCAGCACATCCCCGTCTACCATTGACCTGGGGGAAAGCCACTTTTTCAACGCTGTGGGCTTTCCGTTGCTGTCAACAAGGACAAACCCGGCCGATTCTACGCGCAGTTGTGATAATGTGACTTCTGGTAAACAACTGAAAACATCATGAAATTTACTCCCGATAGACACCATTACCCCGGCCCGCAAGCCCTTTCTGTATATCGACATAGAAACTTTTTCGACGATATTATTAAGGAAATGCTTTATCCAACGACCAACTGCGATATCCGCTATAAAACAAACCAGCACACCAACTATCATTCCTCTTATAAAAGGATCCATTTGGTCACTCCTTATGTTTCGCCTTGATATGGGCTTTTAAACCGTTCAATGTTTTACACACCTGGCCGCAGCCGGGATAAGGGCAAACCGGCTTGTGTTTCGCCTGGTTGGCCGTGAGGAATAGGCCGTTGCCCAGGGGGATTTTGTCGGATGGTGCTGGCTGTTCGGCTTCCAAGGGCGGCCGCCCCTCCGTCCATCCTTCCCGGTTGGCTTCCTCTGCTATTTCAGGTGAAAGAGCCATGTCCGGTGTTTCTTCCGGCATAAAGCTCTTTGCCTCTTCATCAATCAAGGCCTGCCGACCCTCGGGCGTCCTGGGATCCGGCGCCACTTCCGGCGCCTGATAAATCTCGATCTTCTGACCGTTGGAGCACAGCTGCCCCATGCAATCGCAACACTCCATTGTTGCCGAGGAAATTCGCGGGGATCCCGCTATATTGCCATAGGTCATGCCGCCGCAATGGTTTCGATTGACAAGCCGGAGCATCGAGCCGTCCGGGGTCTTGTCGGGATCGTAGGCCTCGGTTGTGACATAGACGTTATGCCGCTTACATTTCGGGCACTTAACGGGATGCCCGGCCCCTGTCAGTTTTTCCATAAGCTCCTTTTTTAATAATCGGTTGCTGCGTCCAAGATGTTCGTTTTAGTCTTCTTGTTTGTAAGGTACGACCCGGCCTTGTTTGCCAGAGTCGACGTAGCAGCCGGCGTCTTTAAGGCATCAGCCCCGTTGGCGTTGTCCTCGGCTGCTGGCATTTTAAACGGTTTCGCGGTCGGCGCCTTCCCTTTTGGCCACGGTATTTTCGGCATAATGGTCTCCTTTCAATGTGTTAAAGGCGGTTAAGCCCCATCGCTCCCACCAGGTCTTTCGCTCGGCCCCGAAAGGTTTTGTTTAAGGATTCGTCGCCGGTATCAACGTCGCCATCGGGAAATTCGTCTTCCATGGCGTCGTCGATGTTATCGATACGGAAGAACTCCCCCTTCGGCGCTTTGCCGGTAAACGACTCCCGGTTTCCACCCCCAATAGAGACTCCCCGGTGATGGATGAACGCCCCGAGCAACATGCCCCCGAAAGAGCAGGCGATCACCATGGTCATAAGCACCACCAACAAGCCTACAAGGATTAAAATGGTATTAAAATCAATCATTACGAAGAACCTCCGTTAATTCACGAATAGCCGCCGCTACAAATAACTGTGGTATAAAGGCGGCGAAATCGAACATATAAAACGCGGCCGGCAAGCTCACCAGATTCCTAATACTTTCAGTGCTTCCTTCTTCCATAACTACTTGATACGCTTCAATGGCCTCGTCTTTTTCATCTTGGCTAAACTCCGGAATCGGCATCGCCCTCTCCTGTGCCTGCGGCATCAGCTTCGGCAGCAGCTGTCGGGCCTGAAACCTCGTCCTCGGTCGGTCCCAGGTGGGTTTCAATCTCCGGGGCGTCGGCTTCTTTTGGTGTCTTGTCAATAACCTCTGGATCCCCCCCTGCTTTCAGGGTCGCCACCTGCTCCGGAGTTAATTCGGGAGGCGGTTCCGTGAAGGTTTTGGGTTTTGAATCTCCGGCCGGGGCGCCGTCGGTTTTTTCTTCCGTGCCGATCTGGTCCTCAACTTCCTCGGTAAAGACTCCCGGGGCTCGGGTCTCGGCCACAGGCTCGTCCTCTTTTTCGGCCTTGTCGAGCTTCAACGGGTCCGCCTGTCCGGGAAGGACCACAAGGCGCTCGTAGCCGTCCCTGGTGGTGCACAGCTCGTTGGCTTTAATAAAGTCTTTCATTGCCTGGGTAATGTCGGTAAGGCCGTCTTCGCCAGCCAAGCCTTGAATGTACGCCAAAAAAGATAAAAGGGCCTCTGCTGCTGTTAATCTGTCTTTCATGTCAAAAACTCCTTTTTTTGAATTAAAAAAACTAAGCCTTCTTCTTGCTCCTCGTCAGCTTGGGCTACAAACAACGAAATGCCCTCGCTTGACCCGTCAAAATTACTAAACATTTCTTCTGGTTCATCGTTGATGTATTCCCATTTGGTTATATGGGGAAAGTTTTTATACCATTTATCTATCTGTTCTTTTGCTCCCGAGAATGTAAGGAATACCATAACAACAAAACCAATATGCCGCTCTTCCATTATTGCAAGATAAACAACTCTCATACCGCGTTCTCCTTTTCGTCAATGTAAAATGCGTTATCCCCGCCGTCGATGTCTCCCATCCACATGGTTCGGCCCAGCATCGTGTGTACCAGGCCGCCAATGGCTGTGACCGCGGGGTCGTCTCTGCGGAATTTCTCTAACCGGTTCAGCAGGAAAGATCCTTTCCCGAGATAAAACCTGAGGCTTCCCTTCTGAACCACGCCCTTCAGCGCCCGCAGGTATATTTCAAAGCGGTTTTTCAAGTTGTAGTCGTTCGGGGGCGTTACGATCAGGGCCGCCCTTTCCCCGCCCTTTTGGGTAAAAGTCTCGTTCTGCAGAGCCAGGGCAGTTGTGAACCTTCCCGGATCCCCATAAAATACGTTAAGCAGCTCCTTGTTGATCCCGAACCCGTACAGCCTCCGCAGCCGGTCACACTCTTTCAGCAGGGTTGGAACGTCCATGTGCTGCGCCTCCGCCATCAGGTGCATATTCGCTTTCCTCGGGTCAAACCTTGTTTTCTCGCAATCCGCCGGCCTTACAACACCGACTATGGCCGCGTATCCGGGCTGGGGCGGCCTGGTTTCGCCCACCATAACATTCTCTGGCCAGCCAATGCAAGCCACAAGATCATAAAACTGTCGACCGGTTTCAACATGCTGATACCACCACGGATTTTCTATCATGCCCAGGCCCGACACCTCGGCGAAATCGATACGCGCCTGCAGCGTATCAATGGAATGGGGATGGGTTATGAGTTTGATAAGAGGGGTCATTTATAGAATAGTTTTTCCTCTTCGATTTTCTCGCAGATCAACATACCCGTAATGAAAACAATCTCCCTTTTTCCGGCTGTTTGACCCTTTGAGCTGTTTTTGTATAAGCTCTATGGCTTCGGCTCGACTTGGCGTCTTCATCATCCCCTTCTCTGCGGGTTAAAAAAATCGTCTTGCTGTTGCACTCTTCATCTTTTTACCCCTCCCGCCGCCGGTTCCTGAATCATTATATTTTGCTTTCCCCCTCGACACCGCGGGCCTCCCGGTCCCGGGTGCGATGATTCAACCAGTGCATAGCCTCTTCCAGCTTCGTAATCGCCAGCGCGTTTGCCAGGCAGTTATACTCCCCAGCCTGAAATGATCGGAGCCGGTCAATCACGATAGCCAGTAAGTCTTCATGGTGACAGCCATTGACACCAGCTTCTTTAATCGGACCGTTCTGGAAATGGATTAGACCAAGCTCGTCTATCGGGCCACGCTCTTTCGTGAAAACCCGACAAATGAAATACTCATGGCTAGCGCCACCTGCTCCCGGTCCGTCCATTACCAACACCTTCGTAAACCTCTTCGTTCCAATGTCCAGCTCTCTCATTTTAACCTCCTGCCACCGCGTCGGGCGGCTCTTCTAAATATACTGAATCATCAAAGAATTCGCCTTCCCCGGCAAACGTTTGTCTCAGGGCATCAGCTTTATTCGGTGATCGCTTCAAAATCTCTTTCAAGTCGTCCTGGGAAGACACAACGATCTCGCCCTTCTCGTTAATCTCATAAATCGGGGCGGTCAGCTCTTCAATCATTTCCTCGTCCGGGGGTAGCATCGCGCCGGGATCTGTCCTCAACCATTCCCGGACCTGCCACCACAGCTGATCGCGTAGGTGCCGGAAGGTGCCGATCTCAATCCTGAACGTAGGGCTGGCCGCCGCCTTCACAGAGGTCGCCACGCATCCAAGCCTCTGCATCTGCGGAGCAACCCCGGACCCCAGGCCGGTCGCGTCTACCTTGCATGACGTGATCCGGGGGTGTGAGTTGTACCAATCGTGGGCTCGGGATCCGGTTTCGATAACGTCAATGCCGCCCCAGGTATCTCGCTCTGGCAGAAAGGAAGTCACATATCCGCCATACCGGGCACAGGCCGCGTTGTAATCATCGCCAAAATCAGCCACATCCAGCCCCATGATACCCTCTGTGCCTTCCGGGGGCACTTCCCCATACTTGGCAACGTAAATGTCCCAGCGGGCTCTTGCGCGGCTTACCCATTCCCTGCTTATGAGCTGGTTTGTGCCTTGAGCTGGGTAGCGGCCCAGGACCATATAAGCAAAAGCGGGGTTCCTAATGACATACTTGCCAGGTTTCAGAGGTAGATACTCGCCGCCGCCCTTCCGTTCCGTTGTCTGGCCCACTAGAAAAGCAGGCAAATCGTACAGTTGTTCTTTTTCGACCTTCTCGCAATCAACCAGAGGCCGGGTCCAATCGTTGACCCTGCGGATCGTGGTGCCCCTGGTGACAGCTCCAAGGATAATCTCTTCGCCGGTGATTACGTTGGGGTGGTTCATCGCTGACAAGTGGACAATACTGGCCTCATGGTCCCGGATCATCCGGAAGACTTCGCCGGCAGCCATGCGGGGATTAAACATAATCAACTCGCGGACGTGCCCACCGGACATACACGACTCCGCGCCACTGTAAACCTCGGATGGGATCGCGTCGCCCTCGTCGAAGATGAACCTCATATTGTCCTGGGGTTTCCCTGAAAACCGCGCCTCTTTATCCGTCGCCGCTGCGGGGATAGCAACGCCGGTCAAAAAGTCCTCTGGCCCTTGCCGGATATCCAGAAACGTAATAGCATGATCCGTAAACAAATCAGGGTGCTTGTTGACGACGCTGCCGATCTCGCCCCATAGGATGTTTTTCAGGTTATCCAGGGGCGGAGCGGCAGCAGTAAAAACCTTGCAATTAGGGAAGCATACATAAAACCAAACGGCTACCCGGGCAGCCCCATGAGATTTTCCGGTGGCGTTGCCAGATATCGCTACCGTGACCATGTTATCCCTGACGGACTCCATCATCAGCTTAATGTCAGGGGTCAGGGTTTCGCCAAGGACTTCCTCGCAAAAACCGACGGGGTCGTTCTGGTATCGGAAATAATCACCGGGCTCAACCTTATCCAGCAGATCAGAAACTTCTTCCAGGTCGAACTGCTGCATGCAGTTGTTGATTATAAAGTCGGCTTGGGCTTCCAGGGCGGCCTCGATCATTTATTCGCGGCCTCGTTCTTCCGGGCTTCCAAGAGTTTTTCCCTGATCCGCTCCGCCAGCTCCGGGCTAACAGCCTTTAGCCCTTCAAAAAACTCGTCAAAAGGGATCCCTTTTTGAGCGTTATCTTTCGCAAACATGCCCTTGATCTTGGCCATGCTGTCCCGGTTGCCCTTTTTATCCGGGAACTTGAACTTGACCTTCCGGTAAAGAACTTTCCCTTTCCCGCCCTTCTTGCGCAGCGCCGCCGCCTTTTCGTCGATCTCGAAGCCGGCCAGGGCCAGGGCAGTATCGTCGTCGAGGTCCTGCAGGTTGATAATAACATTGCCGTCTTCGTCCAGCAACTTACGGGGATCGAACGCTGCATCACGCTTATACCCGTTCATTATGTCCTGTTCGGTGATTCCGTAACCTTCTGAAATCTTCCTTCTTTCCGCGTCTACGAGGTCCCACAGGGCCTTGTTGGTGCTATTTTGCCTACTTTTGCCTACCCAACTGGCGCTCTTTTTCCTCGCTGTGGTACTTGCCCAGCCCGCTCGCCTGGCGCACTCTTCGGCGTTTCCCCTGCTAACCCCGTAGAAATACTCATGAATAAAGATGGTGTGTTTTTGATCCAGTTTGTTCTTGGACATAGAGACCTGCTTCTTGTGTTAATAGAAAAAAGCTGAAAGATATGTAATAAAGACATAAGCATCTGTGATTGTCAAGAAAAAACTAAAGCCCTTTGTTCAGCACCCTGAAAATTTCAGTTGTTTCGTTTCCTGTTCAATTCTTAGAACTATTATATCTTTTAAATATTCTTCTGACAATTCAATCCCTAAAAATTTTCTATCGTGCTTATAGGCTACAAGTGCCGTTGTGCCGGACCCGATAAAGGGATCAAGAACCGTCCCGCCTTCAGGGCACCCAGCCAGTATGCACGGCTCAATTAAGGCGGGTGGGAATACTGCAAAGTGAGCCCCGGAAAAAGGTTTTGTCGAGACCGTCCAGACAGATCGCTTGTTGCGGCCATTTTTGCAGCTGTCTTTATAGTCAAACGTGCGCCCCCACTGCTCTTTTCCGTTTCTAAAGTTGGGGTCCGTTTTGTCGGGTTGATATTCACGGCCTTTCTTGCCCCCAAAATCAACAGGGCCTCGGCCAATCGTACTTTCTGCAACAGGTTCTTTTATCGTCTCATGGTCGTAATGATATTTCGCTGATTTGCTTAACAAGAATATATATTCATGCGCCTTTGTGCAACGGTCTTTCACGCTCTCCGGCATCGGATTCGGCTTATGCCAGATAATGTCTTGTCGAAGATACCAGCCATCAGACTGCAAGGCGAAGGCGACGCGCCAGGGGATGCCAACTAAATCTTTTTGTTTTAATCCGGGCGGAATAGAACAGCCTATTTTATTACCGACGTCTTTACGCCCACTGTCTACTACTTGATAGCTTCTTGCGGCGGCATATGTGTCCCCCAAATTCAACCAAAGCGTACCATCATCTTTTAATACCCGCAGGACCTCTCGAAATATCGTCACCATCTTTTCAACATATTCATCAGGGGTTTTTTCAAGCCCAAGTTGTCCCTCAACACCATAATCCCTTAACCTCCAATACGGCGGAGACGTAACGCAGCAGTTGACGTGCTGGTCTGGAAGTGATTTTAACACAGCAAGGCAATTGCCGTGATACAAGACACCGTTCTCGGTTTCAAAATATGGCTTCACGTGGAACTCACCTCTCTCGCTTGTGGCTTCTGTCACAATCAAGCATACATTCCTCTTGTTCGGTGATTACCATTTCTGCGGGATCCCAATCTCTGGATCCGGCCGTCCACGATTGGCTGCCTGAGCCGATCGTCCACCTGTAGCGCTGTATAAAATCAGCAGCGCCGATTCTTCGTTCTCCATCATTCCACCACCTCGTCAAAATATACACTTCCCCCAAATAACCCCCAACAGGAAGCTTATAAACATCAGCCCTAACAACACACATAAGCCCGAAAATTCCTCTTTCTTCCCCTGCTCCGACGACAACAATAACGCCCCCAGCACCTTTTTTTTCATATTTCCCCCTACTCGTTTATAGCGTTTCGTGTTAAAATTTCTACTTTCACCCATAACCTCCTTTTTGTAATGGCGGAGCGACAGAGACTCGAACTCCGAACGGTTTTATCCGCGACGGGTTAGCAACCCGCTCCAATACCATTATGGGACCGCTCCTGATTTATCGTTGTCTTTAATCGCCCCTTGCGCTACAACAACACACCCGCTACAGATATATTTCGGCGGGCTCGACACCCTCCTGGGACCGATCAGGCCAACAAAAATTATCCTGGCCCGGTTTCCGCGCTCACCGCAAAAACTACACCTTCGCAAGCTGTTTAGGCTCTCTTTTATCTTACGCATTTAACCCACCATCGCTCCTTTAAAACGGCAAATCTGCGGCATATGGCTTATCTTCTGGTTTAATCTCGTGGGACGCGTCCGGACGGTCCAGCTTGTCCGCCATCTGCCGCAGGAATTTAGCAGCATTTACCCTATTGTCGCCCAGCTTCACCTTGACCGGCACGGCCGTATCCCTCGGTTGTCTGTTCTTGTCCTGCGGGAAAGCCCATAATGTATAAAATTTATCAGGGTCGTCTTTAGCCTGTCTTCCGGCCACCAGTGAGTATGTACCGTTGTACTCGTCCAGTATAATTGAATCGCCGTACTCTGAGCCTGGAATCCGGATTACCTTAATTTGTGTCATTTACGCACCTCCCTTTTAATCTCTTCGATATTATTTTTAAAAAAAATACGTTCACTTCAGTACCGGCAAATAACAAAAACAAAGAAACTGCTGTCCATACTCCCATTTCTCTGTAAACCATAAACACTATTGTAATGGTTAATAACCATCTGATAATAAATGTAATTATTTTACCCATCGTACGGCTGGCCCTCCTTCGCCCGCAGCCAGTTCTCAAACCGCACTATTTCCTTACGCCACATCACCTTAACCGTCGCAGTTGGCCCGTTCCGGTGCTTCGCGATATTAACCTCCGCGATACCGCTTTCTATACTGCCCTCATTGTAATATTCATCTCGGTATAAAAACATTATTAGATCAGCATCTTGTTCAATGGCCCCGCTCTCACGTAAATCTGATAACATTGGCCTTTTGTTCGCCCTTGCTTCAACCCCACGATTTAGCTGGCTTAATAAAATAACGGGTATTTCAAGCTCCTTTGCTGTTTGCTTCATGGCCCCGGTTATACTGGCAATCTCACGCTCTCTTGTCTCCCCACTGTCACCCCTCGCTAACTGCAAATAATCAACAACCATATATTGAATATTGTGTTTTGCTTTAAGCCTGCGGGCTTTCTGCCTTATTTGCTGATACGACATGGCGGGAGTATCATCGTAAAACAACGGCCATTTACTTATTTTATTCATCGCTTCTATTATGGCCGTCCAATTTTCTTTTGTGAATTCCCCGGTTGTAAATTTCTTGCCGTTAACCTTACTTTCCATCGACGCCAGCCTGTCTTCAAGCTGATTATTCGACATCTCGAGGGAAAAAAACGCACCAGGAACGCCCCGCCGGGAAATATTGGCCGTAATCGATAGCGCAAGGGCAGACTTCCCCATACTTGGTCTCCCGGCAATTATAATCAAATCACCCGGTTGAGAGCTACCGGTTACCGAATAAACATCATGTAGCCCGGACATCAACCGAACCCCAATACCCTTGGTTTTTGCTTCTTGCCATCTCATTTGAGCCGGAATAATACGCTCTCTAATATCATAACACTCTTTTCCCGGATCAACCCCGTCAACAGACAACACCATCTGCTGTATATCATCCACGATATCAGGCACATTGCCACCGCCGTGAACTGTGCTGCCTATCACGCTTGCTATTTCTAAAAACCGCCGTAGCGTATGTTTTTCTTTTATCACCCGGCAGTAATGCTCCATGTTTATCGCAAGCGGCTGTTCCATAAGGTTATACAAAAACCCCATACCACCCACATCCTCCAACTTTTCAGCACTTTCAAGCTCAAGTTTAATAGCAACAGCGTCTATGTTTTGCCCGGCGTTATTGAGTTTTTCAGCGGCCTGGAATATCGTTTGATGCGCTGTCTTGTAAAAACTACCCGCCGTTAACAGGTTCAGCGAGTCAGTATCACCGGCCAGGAGCGAACTCAATACTGCCGTTTCGGCGTCTATGTTCTGGGGGGGTATCCGTAAATTATCCATCTTTCTGATTTATTCCTTTTAACTGTTCAGGTGTTAAAGCCTTGGAAGGATAGCTACCAGATGACCCGTTTTTGTTAATGTAATAACCATTTAAAACTTTATCCATATTTTGAGTTCCAACAAGCCATGTAAGCGTAGCTGTAAAGTCTTTTATACGACCCATTAAAAAGTCAGACCGGGAAATATCTTCAAAATAATCTTTCCACCAATCAAGATTTTGTCTGGTTTTATCTGCTTGCCATCGTGCCTTTATTTTTGGGTTAAGACTTTCCGTGGCCTTGACCACTTGCAATGACGGTAAAGTTTCATGGTATAGTGCAATAATTTCTTTATATGGACAATTGGGTTTTTGTGGCGGGGGAGGTTTATCTCCTGTTCCTGCTCCTGCTCCTGATAAGGGTAAGTCTTTCGGTAAGTCTAAAGCAAAGGCTTCTTGAAAGGCTTCGCTAAAGCCTTTAAGAAAGTCTTTAATATTTTGTATTATCAGGCTTTTGGTATCACATTCCGGTAAATAATCCAGTGCTTTTATCCATGCTTTTACCACATTTGGCGATTCCGGAGGATTATATTTAATGAAGTTTGGGAACCATATTAAGGGGGCTGTTTTATCACTTTCCACAAGGCCTTCCGTAAAGGCTTCCCGAAAGGCTTTCTCGGATAATTTTTGATGTTCAGATGCAAGACCTTGAACGGTTGCTCTTAATCCACCTACGGCTGTCATGTGTGGATGTGTCAACATAAAAAAACAAGCCAGTTGACCATTCGGCGACATATTATTAAATTTGGCGTCATTCCATATTTTGGGGTCTATTTTACGATAGTGTCCCATTATTATTCCTCTATAAAATGAGCTTCAATAAATAGCGCAGATAAAATTTTATCGTCAGGGACAATATTATCGTTTATTTGTAACCCAATCATTTTAAGATCATCCGGAGAATAACCACAACGCCAAAACGTACTTAAAAAAACATCAACTTGTTCAACCAAACTATCCATAGGATGATATTCTTCATCGTTTTTATTAAAATGGCAATCCTCACATACTGTTAACAAAAAACCCGAAGGAACATCCCACGGTTCTATTTTTGGCAAATAAAAAATATGATGGACATGAAGCGTTATTTCTGTTTCGCCACATATTTTGCAAGTCCATTTATCACGGTCTAAAATTTCAAGCCGCTTTTTTTGCCATCTGGGGTCTTTTAATTTTTCGGAATAAGATTTTGACATGGTTGTTTCACCTCGCTATTATCGCTGTTTATGATATTTACTTCTACGTCTTGCGCAAACTGTGACATTGATTTTTTGATGGCTGATTCAAGGTATGGCTGTGCATCGCCCAGGTATGTGAGCAATTTTGCAACGTGTCTATTTCTTAAACGGGCAAGTTCTTTTTTTGCTGATTCTTCGTCCATCATCCTGTTGGCCTCTGTTATCTCTATTGGTTACTGTCCATGGTATCAGCCTTTCGGCGGTTGTCAAGATTTATTTATATCTAAAAAACAAACGGTTCTTTTTCATCCTTAAATTCTAAACAATGAGTATATGGCCCGTTATCGCTTTCAACTACTTTAAAACCACATCTTTTACAAAAACCTTCGGCCCATCTTTCTGGAAAATTTTAGTGCATCCACATTTAGGACAAAATGCAAACGGATAAATATCGACGCTTTCCGGGTATTTGTTTTCGATAATTATTACACTACTAATAAGATGTTGTAGTTCTTTTTCTGGCATAATTCTTATTTCATGATCTTTCATGCTTCCCCCTTTTTTTTGTCGTGGTTGTTCGGTCCGATCAATTTTCCGGAACACTTAGAACAATATTCACAGTGTTCATCGCCACCAGGCAATGAATCAATATCAAAATATTCAACGTTGCCACACTCACAACATTCGTATTGGATCAAATAGTCAGTCATAGTCCCCTTTTCGTAAATTTGTTTCAGCCCGCGCCTCGCAGCCTCTCTAAGCTCTGCCCTGGCTCCCGCCGATCTCTCCCATCCGGGTATCATTACAATCACGTCACAGCGGCGCAATAGCTCTAAATCGCCATTTAACCACACGCTATCAGGCAACGCGCCATCAAGCAGGGCCGTGTTTTTGTGCGGACATATTACAGCATACCCCAGCCGCCAGTATTTTAAAGCGTACTTTTCGGCGTGGCGTATGTTTTCAATTATGCCATAGATTGTGTCAGCGCGATAAGGGCCAGCAATGTAAGCGACTTTCATATTCAGCACCCCGGTATTTTTAGTTGTTTGTTTTCGGCTTCGATGCGCTTTGCACTTATCTCGCAATACTGTTCTGATATCTCTATCCCTATCCATCGGCGGCCCAAGCGTTCGCAAGCGACGGCGGTCGTGCCAGAACCGAGGAAGGGGTCAAGGATAATATCAATATCTTTCGAATATGTTTTGATCAGGTATAAAAAAAGTTGCGTCGGTTTTCGGTTCGGATGATTACCGCCTTGAGAATTTTCAAAATAAACGACGCTTCTAGGATATGATTTATTTATTGGTATTGTTCTAATTCGTTCATTGTTATACGGCCCATAATTTTTAGACTGTTTAGACTGTTTTGTTTTTCCATGCGGTCGGATATCTGCAGGATGCTTTTTTTGTATTTGCGGGAAGTATGTCATTTTTTCTTTTGATAAAACGACAATATCTTCATGTTGTCTTAATGGCATTATTTTTGCGTTCAAAAAGCCGACTGCCTGACTTTTATGCCAAACATCAGACCATTTGAATTTTTTTAAATACCGATTTATTAAAATGGCCGTTGATGGATTTTGACAGGTAAAAACAATGTTGTTTTCCAAAAGCATGTCAAAAACATCTATTGTAATTTGCAATTTATCCCATTTGTTTTGAGTCACCCCATAAGGCGGGTCAGTCAAAATTAAGTCAACCGGCTCTAACTGCGGCAGAATTTCAAGGCAGTCTGCATTATATAGGACGCCGTTCTCTGTCTCAAAATATGGCTTAATCATGGTTATGCACCCATTCCCGCCACTCTGCCGCCGTCCACCACCGGGCTCTGTAGTAGTGCGCCCGGCAGTCCAGGCACGTCATACGTCACGCAAATTTTGTAGGCTGCATACTGGCATATCAATAAATATTGCTGCTTCATCTTCAACTAAATATTCTTTTTGATAAATAGATAGTTTTTTAACAAGCATTTCTTTTGATGGCTTTGGCTGCCTATGACCAGCATTAACACGATGCGTTACATCTCGTAAGTTCGTTATTCTATTGTCGTGCTTGACAAAATTTATATGGTCAATTTCGTTGTCAGGGAATTTACCATAAACATAAAGCCACGCAATACGATGTGCCAGATACTTTTGCCCGTCAATATCTATCCTTTGGTATTTTCCATTTTGGTTGCTTGCAATATATTTTTTACGTTTGGGAACACACCAACTAAAAAAGCCTGTGGCGGGGTCATAGTTTAATAGTTCTTTAACGTATTTTTGAGTAAGGTCTTTTTTTACGGGATGCATTTTTCTCCGATGATTACAAAACTATTTATAGTCTTCTTCGTTAACAGGTAGACCTGTTTTCGCCGCTGCCATATAGGCCCAGCGCAAGGGCACCAGTTCGCCTTTTTTTGCCCACAGCTTAACCGCTTCCGGATGACACCCAAGCGTCGCTGCGATCGAAACAACAGGCTTTAATTCGTTTTTAAAATGGTTAAAAAGATCGTCTATTTTCATTACACCTCTCCTTTGAATTTTTCTTTAGGCTAAACCGCAGGAAAGCGAATGTCAAGTCTTTTTTTGGACGTCTTAAATTATTTTGCGATTTAGCAAAAAAAGACTTGACAAGCCATTTCTATCTGCTATGATGCAATTAAAAAGGGGAAAGAATGAACGCAAACGCAACAATGAAAGGGGAAACGAGATGAAAAAATTCAACGAGATGATTAGAGAAATCCCGGCGGTAGAAATCCACGTAAGAAAAAATATTGATTACTCAACACCAGAAATTTATCACCCTGGATTTATCGCAAAAGCAGTTGACATAAACACCGACGAAATTAGCGAAGAAACTTTTTTAAGCATTGACGATATTTACAAACGCGCTGTAAGTCAGAATTGTTCCGGGGAAATTAAAATTTTTATGTAACTGAATAACCTGTGGTCACCGGCGAGCGGGGAAACGTCAACCAGCAGAAAAGGAGCCGACACACAATCCGGTTTTCTTTGGAAGCTAACCGGGATCATTGCAGTTAACGATTAAATAATAATGTAGGCAGCCGGGGTTGGATTGGCCAGCCCCGGTAAAGCCTGCGGAAAAGGGGGGGAATCATGGCACTTTACAAAGGCGAGTCAGAATTGAAACGGGACCGGCGTATAATTAAATGGGTTAACGACAAACGGGACTCCACGACACTGGCCGTAGCCGTTACGGCTATCGCAACCGGCGTGCTGCTGTTCCTGGTCTGCATTGGATGGATAAAGGCGGGGGTGCTGTAATAATATTTAATCAAAGGAGATTAACATGACACGTACAATCGAAGTAAGCGAAGAGACATACGAAAAGATCAAAGAGCAAATCGGCATTAAAGATGTTTTTGATATTGAAAGCTATGCTGATTTAATCGGTAAAACGCTATTTTTCCGGACAATAACGTACCACTACACCGGCAAAGTAACAAAAATAATCGGCTTCTTTCTCGGCCTATCTGATGCCGCCTGGATAGCTGATAGCGGGCGATTTATGAATTTTATTAAAACCGGGGAAGCATCTGAAGTTGAACCAATTGGGGAAATGCTTTTAAACATACAGACAATCGTTGATATCATCCCGTTTGATCACCCGTTACCAAAAAAGCAGGTATAATTATGATAGCAGCTAATTATATGGGGTCAGGGTCAGGGTCATGGTCACGGTCACGGTCAGGGTCAGGGGCCTCACGGTCAGGGTCATCACGGTCACGGTCACGGTCACGGTCAGGGTCA